CTACGACTTTGTGGCCGATGGTGGTCTGGTCTTTGGCGGCATGGCTGGCACGCAGCATGTGCGTGTGCCTGCGATTGTGCGGCGGCGTTACATCGCCTGCGGCGGTATGGGCGCGCACGCCGGCGAGGCGATCACTTCAGCGCATAGAACGGTGCATCGCTCGAGCGTCGGCGATGGCGGTCTGCTGATCTGGACCGGAGCAGCCATCACCCAAGATACCCCAGGTGCATCCCATTCGGAATATGTCGGCACCGGGCACATCCATCAATTGAGTGGCACAGGAGTGAACGAGCATGGCCAACTATCGCATTCGCATGAAGTCGGAGAAGGCGGCGGAGATCATGATCTACGACGACATCGGGGAATCGTGGTTCGGGGGAATTTCGGCCAAGCAGTTCGCCGAGGATCTCAAGGCGCTGGGAAAAGACATCGTCACGCTGCAGGTGAGGATCAATAGTCCTGGCGGGGATGTGTTCGACGCCATGGCCATGTACAACACACTGCGCCGACACAACGCCCGCAAGGAAGTGTCGATCGACGGCATGGCGTTGTCTGCAGCGACCGTGGTAGCGATGGCCGGAGACAAGATTTCCATGGCCGAAAACGCCATGTTCATGATCCATAACCCGTGGTCGATCACGATGGGCACCGCCGAGGACATGCGCGCGCAGGCCGATGTCCTGGATCAAGTGCGTGAGAACATCGTCACTACCTATGAGCGACGCACCAAGAACGACGGCGAGCACATTCGCGCATTGATGGATGCCGAGACCTGGATGCGTGGCGGACAGGCGATGGAGGAGGGCTTCGTCGATGAAGTGACGAAGGATCTTGCCATTGCCGCTCATTTCGATCCAACCCGTTTTAAGAACGTGCCGCCGGAGCTGCGCTCCGCGGTGCAGAAGAAAGCCCATACGCCGCGTGCCGATCTGGTGCGTGCGCGTACGCGTGAACTGGCACAGCGCGCTGGTCGACTGTGACTTTGCAGTGAACTGGACGCCGCTAGTTTCCGCGGCGCTTCGCCATCCCGAGGGTCTGTTCATTCCGAGCAGGCCCTTTTTTTATTTTCAAGGAGTTGTAAATGGACATCGCAGACGTCAAACAGAAGCTGGGCGAGTTGACCGACCGCGCGCAAGCAATTCAGGCGAAGGCCGATCAGGAAAAACGCGATCTAACCGTGGAAGAATCCAACGAGATCGATAACATTCTGGAGGAATTCGACCAGACGGAGATCGAGCTCAAGCGCCGTTCCCGCATTGCCGATCAGGCTGATCGTGCGCAGCAGGGCACCGGCCGTCGCAGTGAGCCCGCCCCGGTGCAAGCGGTTGCGACAGCACCCGCCCCGGCTCGAATTGATCCGCCCGCGCCACAGACTCCCACCCGTCAGCGCGGTAGTGACGGACTGCAACATACCCGCCTAGTCGGCGATCAAGAGCGTGGTCGCTGGGGCTTCTCGCACATTGGCGAGTATTTCGCCGCCGTGCGCGATGCAGAAGTTCGCGGTCAGGTCGATTCTCGGTTGATCCGCGCCGCGGCTACCACGATCGGGACGGAGTCGCTCGGCGAGGATGGCGGGTTTGCCATTCCGCCAGATTGGCGCTCGGACATCGTGCGGCTGGTTGAGGGCGAAGAGTCGCTGCTCGGTATGTGTGATCAGCAACGTACCAGCTCCAATCAACTAGTGGTGCCGGTAGACGAAAACGCACCGTGGCATGCAAGCGGTGTGCGCGCCTATTGGGTCGATGAATCGACCGCGACAACGCAGACCAAGCCAAATCTAAAGCCGTTGACCGTGCGGGCTAACAAGATGATGGTCCTGGTCTATTTAACCGACGAACTGGTCGAGGATGCGCCAGCTATGGGCGCCTTTGTGCAGCGGAAAGCGCCTGCCGCTATTCAGTGGAAACTCAACGACGCGCTGATCAACGGCAATGGTGCCGGACAGCCGCTGGGGATTCTGAATTCGCCGGCACTGGTCACCATCACCAAGGAAACCTCGCAGCCAAATGCCACATTGGTGGCCGCGAACGTTCAGAAGATGTACGCGCGCATGCACGCTACATGGCGTCGCAATGCGGTTTGGCTCTATAACCAGGATATCGAGCCTCAACTGTTCCAGATGGTCAGCAAGGTCACCAACGTGGCCGGATCCGAAAACGTCGGCGGTGGTTATCCGCTCTACATGCCGCCGGGCGGTATGTCAGCGTCCCCTTACGGGACGCTGATGGGCCGTCCGATGATTGCCACGGAAGCGTGCGCGACGCTGGGTACAGCCGGCGACATCATCCTGGCGAACTTGCAGATGTATCTGGCGCTGATCAAGACCGGCGGCGTGCGCTTCGATATGTCGATCCATGTGGAATTCGAGAAAGACTTGCTCGCGTTCCGGTTCATTCTGCGCGTAGGCGGGCAGCCGTGGCTGTCGGCTGCAGTCGCGCGTGCCAACGGCAGCAACACACTCTCTCCGTTCGTCACGCTCGGCGGCCGGCCGTAAGCTCCACCTTCCCGGTGGTTCCTTGGGCGCCCTATTCGTCTTGGGTGGGGCGCTTCCCTTCTCTACTTTCTTAGCACCCTAGCAAATAGGAGTTTCACATGATCAACATCAAAGCCAGTTCCATCCTGCCGGTGATTGCTACGGTTGATCCGCAGACGGTCACTACCGTGGAAGTGTTTACCGACGTGGTCGACATGAGCAAATTCGACCAAGTCATCGCGTTTGCCGCTACTGGAGACATGGCGGCATCAACGCTCGATTTTCGTTTCGTTGGATGCGATTCCAACGGGACCAATCCAACCGCGTCCGTGAAGGCGGCCACGCAGCGCGCGTCGGATGCCTCGCTCAATGACGGTATCCAAATCATTCTGACCATCCGTGGTGCAGAGATGCCGGCTACTAAACCGCGCTATGGAAAGTTCGGGATTGTCGCCTCTGGCTCCGGCGGACCTTTGGCGGTGCTGGTCCTCGGTATTGCTGCCAAGTACGACGTTGCCAGCGCGTTGCAGCTCGCGACTGTCGTCGAAACCAAGTAAGGGGTCGCCACCATGATCAATGTCAAAGCCAGTTCTATTCTTCCGGTGGTCGCCACGCTGGACCCGGTCGCTGTTACAACGGCTGAGGTCTTTACCGACGTGGTCGACATGAGCAAATATGATCAGGTCATCGCGTTTTTGATGTGCGGTGACATCGTGGTTGGTTCTACTGTTGACTTCCGGTTTGTCGGTTGCGATTCCAACGGGGCCAATCCAACCGCATCGGTCAAAGCGGCCACCCAGCGGGCTGCAGACGCAACCGCGAACGACAACACGCAGATCATTTTGACCATCCGTGGTGCAGAGATGCCGGCTACTAAACCGCGCTATGGAAAGTTCGGGGTCGTGGGTGCTAGCACCGGCGGCCCGATGGCAATTATCGTGCTCGCTGTAGCGCCTAAGTATGGCGTGGCAAGCGATCTGCAACTCGCGACTGTAGTCGAGACGAAGTAGTTACCCAGAAAGACCATCCAATACCAAGAAGGGCTCGGAGCGATCCGGGCCCTTTTTCTTTTTCTCAATTCCCAAGGAGCAAGGCGGCTATGGACCACCACGATCAAGCAGGCATTGGCAAGGTGTCGAGTGCCGACACGAGTGACGCGGTGCATCTGCGCCGCATGAAGACTGGAGACGAGCCCGGGCATATCGATGATGAGATCATCGAAGCAATCGAAGCGCCGCATATTCACTACCAGTGGGAGTGCGTCGGGCCGATCGAGGATCAGCGCGGTCGTTATTGCGCTCTGCGCGACGCGATCGCAACGAGCGATGATCAGGACGTGGATGTAGTTGACTTGGCCGCGGAGTTGGCTGCCATTCCGGTCGAGCGCAAGTGGACGGATGTCTTCCGCAACACAGTCACCGATCAGGGCAAGGCGCTGCTGCTTGACGTCATGTTTGGCGGCGGCACACAGCAGGCAACCTGGTATTGCGGGCTGATCTCAAGCGTTTCCTATTCGACCACCGCGGCGACCAATACGGCGGCGCAGATCAATGGCAGCAACGGCTGGAAGGAAGCTGCGTCTTCCAACGCCCCGAACTACTCGCAAGGTACCCGGCCCGCATTGGGCTGGAGTGCGGCCTCTGGAGCTGGCACCGTCAGCAAAGCCACTTCCGGCGCCTCATCCTTCTCGATCACCGGCGCCGGCACCGTCAAGGGCTGCTTCGTGATCAGCAACAGCACGAAGGAAGGCACTTCCGGCACGCTGTACTCCGCCGGTGTGTTCTCCGGCGGTGACAAGGTAGTCGGCAACGGTGACACGCTTAATGTCACCGGCACGTTGCAAATCACCTAATCCGGAGTAATCCAGATGGCGCCATTTACGGGGCAGACGGATGCGAATCCGATATTCCTAGAGACGGTGTCTGGCATGCATGTTCCTGCCAGCGTAGTTGCCAGAGTGGCGACGTTCTCGGAGGTTGGATCTTCAGTTACGACCTTCGATGGGGCGCGAATAGCCGGAGGCATCACCAGCTATGTAACCAACTTCGACACTAATGAAAATCCCATCTCAGAAGGTGGGGTTTGGAGTAACACTGGTCTTGATTGGAGTGCTGTGCAGATCGTCGGGGGTCGCGCGTTTGGCACGCAGACCGGCCCACTGGCCTACGACGATTCGTTCGCGATTCTGAACGGTGCTTTTGCGGCGGATCAGCAATGCTCCGCCGTTGTCTATCGAAATCCGAGCCTGATCGGAGTAGATCACGAAGTAGAGCTACTGCTTCGCGCCACCGTTTCGGCCCATAGCGCTAAATTCTACGAGTGCGATTTCGCCCACCACGGCGGTTTGTGGGTCGTCAAGTGGCTCGGTCCGTTGGCTCAGGCCGTTGGCGACGGCGGATTTATCCAGATCGCCAACTTTTCCGGTGGCTTCATTCCGCTTGTTGATGGGGACGTTCTAAAAGCGCAGATCGTCGGAAACACTATTAGCGTTTGGGTCAATGCCACGCTAAAAGGAACGGTCACCGATACTGTCGGCCTTTCTGGAACCGCACCCTACACGACTGGTAATCCCGGGATTGGATTTTTTACCATCGATGGTGGAGGGGCATCTCCGAATACCGATCTTGGGTTCACCAGCTTTACGGCCGGGGTGGCGACGAGTGGAAGTACCCTGATAGATGGTCAGAACGCGAGCGTCAACATATCCAATACCTTGAGCGCTACGACAACGATATTCGATGACTGTAGCGGCGCCGCCGATCTTTCAAATCTGTGGAATTACACATGGCACGCGCCTACGACGGGGCAATGGGTTGAGAAACGTAGAGTCCCAACGAGTGCAGACATTCCTACAGCTACGGTTGCTCTTCCACACGCAAACAATCTAACCCAGTACATCTGCGGTTGCGCGAATGCCGCTACAGCAGATGCGTACAGCTATGACGTTATCGTTGGTCACACCTACACGCGCCCGGCGTACCCTTACTACACTTTCTGGTCTTGGTATGCACGACTTGATCCTGGATGGGTGCATCAATCCAACGATCATAACTTGAAATTCTTTGCCTTTGGCGGGGGGGCACAGCCATATCCCATGCCTAATAACTGGTATGCCAGCTATCAGGCGGCTCCGCCACAGGATTTAAACTACCCAGGATCGTTCTGGAACAATACAGACGATGTCACAGACGGGGGATGGAACGACGATTCTACGTTGACCGGTCTATATACTGGCGTGGGAAAATCGTTCATGAATTCTTCCGCGAATCCAACCGCAGTATGGATGTACAGAGAAACGTGGATAAAGTTCACCAACGCCAGCGACGGCTACATCAAGTCGTATACCTCATCCCCTGGATCGAGGACGCTGAAGCAAGTTTTCAACTACACCGGCATCACAGACCCTTATGCCGGAACTGCGCGATGCGAGGCATACGGAGGCTACGCCCGGGAACACGCGATGCCGACACAGTGGATGTATTGGGCCGATGTAATGTACGACCGGCATACCACAGATG